CTCTGCTGCAGAGTTACTGCGGTTGGTCATCTGCAGAGTAAAGGTCACCAAGTACTGGCCGCTGCAGGGCACAAAGATCTTGGTGTTGTCCACCACGCGAATGCCGTTGGTCAGCGCGACCGTGTTATAGGTGAGCAGGTTCTCGCTGGTGATGCCGTCGCTTTCCTGATCAACGTCCGACAGCAGCATCGCGTGAGGCTGCATCATGCCGTTGGATATCTGGAAACCGCGTATTCCACCGGCAAAACCGCCTCCCGCTCCGCTGCCCGCGCTCATCCACGTTGCAGCAGCGGCAGTGTCTTGGCTGACGATGGGCGTGTAGGTCGAGTTAAGCTGCAGAATAACCTGCTCCAGAGAGCGCACAAGCTGGTTAAACTGCTCTGGGCTGTAGTCGCCAGTACTCGCATTGGGCAGACGGACGTTGTTAATCTTACTCATCGCAGGCCATCCGGCACGATGTCAACGCGCAGCGTACCGTAGCGCCATTTGGATCCAACTTCCTCGTTTTCGATCACAATGGAGATCTGCCGGCCTCGCGCGCGCGTGTCTACCTTCTGCGTCGTAGGCGTAATGATGTAAGGGTCCAGCGAGCTTGGCGTTGCGGTGGCCTGCGGGAACGCTCTGAGCAACAGCCTGATCGTCAGGTTGCCCACCTGATCCTTGAAGTCCGGTATAAAGCGCGACATGAGCAGCATGTTGTCCCCGTCACCGATGTCAAAGTAGCCTGACGACAGTTCAGACAAGATGGGCAGATTGACATCGTCTGTGCCTGTTTCTTGCTGATAAATAAGTGCTCGGCCAGCAGTCAGGCCATTGATTGGGCTGATCGTGGCGTCGGTTGCGTCAGGCTCGTATTTCGCGCCCAGCGGCTTGGGGTACACGCTAAGATCTACCCACGCGCTGCGCGCCATAGTACCAATCGCCCACGTGTTTTCAAGATAGTTATAGGTCACAAGGCGGTCGATAAAGTCGCTGGTGACCGAGCAGTACCACCACGTTACCTCGTTAAACTGGCTGTTCAGGCCCACATGGACCTTGGTCTTTTGCACCTGATTTAAGTCTTTAAACACAAAGTCTTGCACGGTGCAGGCGAGCTTTTTAACCGTACCATCGAATACGTAAAACGCCTCGGTACCCATCCAGAACGCCTGCCCGTTAACATCCACTGCAGCGTGTGGGCCTATCAGCCCGCAGTTCGCGCCCAGCTGCTGGAAACCAAAGGTAAAGGGTGGTCCAATGAACTGCTGGCCGTGCAAGGAGGTATCCGTGAAAATAAGTATCTGGCCGCGTGAGCGGATGGCCGAGACAATCGTATTGCCGTCCGTGAGCCGTTGACCGCCAGCCGTGTTCGTAGCGGACTCGACAAAGACCGTGATGTCCTCTTGGTTTGAGAAGCGAACAAACATCGGATCTTGTGTGGTGGCATCGCCAATCACGGTGTCGGTGCCAAAGCACACTAAGTGCCTGTCTGGCGTAGACAGCAGCGCGTACTTGCTTTTAACAGGGGCGCCAGTGAGTACGGCAGCGCGGGTATTGACCCCAGCACTGAGATCCCACAGGAACGTTTTGCCGTCAACAAGCTGACAAATAGCGTCTTCGCCAAAGTTGTCAAACTGCCACACTCGAGACTGCAGCGCCACACTTGTGCTGACGGTGCGTGGGGTTCCCCACGACTCTAGGCCCCATGTGCCAATGCCCCAGCCGAAGTCGAAGAAGTTAACATCGGTGCCGACGTTGATCTGGTAAGCACCAACAACACTTGCGCCGCCATTGCCAATGTCTGAGGCATTGGCCGCGATAGGTAAGGTGACCGTGTAGCTGTTTGCGCCTACAACCGACGTCACTTCGTACTCAGCGTTGAGCACGGTGGCTGTGATCACGCCACCTAAACTTGCCGCACCTGAAAACGTAACAAAGTCGCCTACAATAGCGCCGTGGGACGTATCACTCACGGTAAGGACAGTAGATCCGTTCGTCGCAACAAAGGTCACAGCACCTGCACTGGTGGTGTCTCGCAGGGGCGTTATGTCGCTCCACGACCCGTTTACACTGACGTACAGTTTGCGATTGGTGCCAACGATCACATGCGGAATGCCTGACAAGCTGGTCCATGTAAAGACCTCGCTTGCCATGCCCACAAGATAGACCTCTTCGTTCTCGAAGTACTGCCAACCCCCTATTTTCTCGGGCAGGCCATAGCGAAACCGCACGTTATCGCAGTTCGTCCAGCCGCCCTCGGCACCGTATTCGGTGTTCTGTTTATCGATGCCGGGAGCAAGGGTCAGTCTAAAGTACGCCATCTAAGCCCTTTACATCATTTTGGCAGGACGTGTGCCCTTGATAGCCACACCAGCGCCACGAACTTTTGACTTGCCGCCCGCAGCGCCGCCCTTGGTAGCCATGCCACCAGCTGCGTAGCCTTTCTTAGCCATGCCGCCTGCTGCCATCTTGCCTTTGCCATCTGCTGCGAATGCTGCGACTTTCTTGCCGTCCTTTTCAACCATCTTCATTGCGCCGCCCGCCTTCATGCCCTTAGCGGTCATACCACCAGCGGCCATGCCTTTAGCTTTCATCATTTTCTTCGCTCTCCGCGTACAGATTGTTAAAAGTTACATTGGGGTCTAGATAGCTATCGTCTTGCTCCGCACAGTGTATCCACTGCGAAGGTTTAAAGTCCGGTGCGCCTTCACCCGTTACCCAGTAAGCTGGGCTGGTGACACGCACCCGATTGTTTGGTAAGGCTACAATATTACCCGTCCATTTGCCAGCATCCGTCAGGATCAGAACATGGGTCTGCTTGTGCTGCGCTGGGTCTTCAGCCACTTCGCTCTCAGCGTAGTCAACCGTAAACAAATAGCGACCCTTGAAGAACTGATTGTTGATCTTGCACAGCCACTGTGACGGTTTGGCCCGGTCGATGGAGATAATACTGTGGTGGTAAGAACTACAGTCCCACGGCTGCACAAAGTGCGTTTCCATCCTTTCCGGCCACTCTTCCAGCGGTATATCACCAACCAGCGCAGTGATCGGCATTCTTGCCCACATCGCCCCGCCATGCACATTAGGCTGGCTACCATCGTCCGCTTCGCACCCGGTGAAGATCAACTGAAAAGACAGACACCTGTCGGGCATGGTGGTAACTGCAACCGCCAGCGCATGGACGTACTCGCCGTGATAGCCCTGATGGCCGTTGGTAAATTCTTTGCGTACCCAACACTTGAAGTACGGGATGTTGCTTATAAGATACATCTAGCCCCCAGACAAAAATAAAGCTCGCTCGGCCTCTCTACGTCTGACTAGGCCGTTCAGCACCTTGCCGCCGGCCTTGTTCCATTTTAGAAACTCTACTGCTGCGCCATCGTAGTCGCCACGATTGTACTTCATTCTTAGGGTAGATGACTGCAAGTTCCCTAACCCCACATTGAACGCAAAGCTGACCAGCGCGTCAAGATGGCACTGATTATCAGCGCTAGCAGGACATAGTCGTAGTACCCCTGCCTCAAAGCGTTGTAAATCTTTCTCAAGCAACGTATCAATCTCATCACCGGAAAACGTCCTATTGTGCTCAGTTTTGAGCGGGTAGTTGGCTCTCTCGTCGTTCTTCAACCGCGCTTGGTCAGGGTACAGCACATGGCCGTAGGCAATCGTCCACAAGGTCGCGGGGCATTTATAAGGGCTACTATGGCAGCCCTCGAAGGATTTTATCAACTGTATCCCCGCCTCAGATGTACTCATTTCTTGGAGAAAGCCTGCGACCCGAACCAAAAACTGATGATGGCAGCAAGGATTGCCATCTCGTCATCGGAGAAAACCATGTCCATTGCTACAGAAAACGCGACACCCGTTGAGTAGGCGTACCAGATACCAGCAACGTCCACCACGATCAAGAGACCCACAAACAAGTAGGTGACGACGGGTCGCACAGAGGCTCGCAGGTTAATCACCCACGTACTTGCGCCTTCACCGATCTTCATATCGTGCTTCCACATCGCGAGCTTTTCCTGCGCCTGTGTCTGCATTGCAATCTGATCAGTCTTAATTTCCTCGACACGGGCTTGGGCAATAAAGCCTTCCTTTGCCAGAGCAATCTCACGCTCACGGTTCGCCGCCATCAGGGCTAGTTCGTGCTTTTTATCACCACGATCCTGTACAAAATCCAGCACCTTCGGCAGGCCACCGGCAGCGAAACCCAACAAACTTGATACTAAACTCAACATGGTAATTACCTCAGATTCTGAATAATGCCGATCACAAATGCCACTATGATGCCCACCAGCCCCAGCAAGACGGTGACGGTTAAAACATTCTGAATGAACTTACGCATCTTGCGCCGCTGATTGAGCGTCGCTCTTTCCCGCGTGTCTTTGATCTTGGCGCGGTCCCGCATCATACTTGTGTATTCTTCGACACCCCATCGCCAGACGATAAGCTCACGCAGCTCTTTTTCCTGTTGCTCAATCTTCTTGCGGGCAATCAGTGCCTGCATCGCCTCTTGTTCAACGCTGCCGCTAAAGATGAGCTTTTTAAAAAGCGGCGGGTCTTTGGCCTCTTCCTCCGCGTTCCTGACATCGGACACAGCCTTAAACCACGTGCCGAGCTGGCCGCCCATGTCTTCAAGCTCGCGGCCCATTTCAATCCCCTTTTTGAGGACCTTATAGGCAGACGTGGCTATGGCTAAAGCAGAAACCGGATCAAGCATTACTCGCTACCGCCACCATTAAATTTGCCCCATGCACCGAGCATCAGCAGGCCAAGGACGAACAACGTGCCAGCTTTCGCCAGCGTGTTCAGCACCGTCTTCTTGATGCCGCGCCAATCAGTGATTAGACTACGCAAGTCGCGTACATCGTCACCGGCCTCTTCGTCGTGCAGACCAACTTCCTTCAGAGCCGACTTCATCTCTTCTCGGATAATTTTACGTAACGCGAGTTCGTCTATGTCCACGATTCACTCCTCAGTCGGTTCCACGCTCTTTCGTGCATGTAGTATAAAACGGTATTAGATACCAGTTGAATCGTTGCTATCGTTCCTGCTGCCGTGAAACTTCCAGAGACGGCATAGGATATCAAAAAAGTCGCTGTGCTGCCGGTTACGCGCCACGTTATTGTTTTGATGATGCTGCGTTTTTTTGTGTCCACAGGTTTGCAATCTCCTTGGCGTGATACGTCATCTGCATCGCAAAGTCATCAATTCGGTAGTCGTAGTGTGCAGGCGGCACAAACATCGCGTTGGTGTCCTTATACCTGCCCTGCTTGGTGGTGTTCATCCACACGACAAAGTCTGCGCCAAATGCCTCACGAGTCTCCTCGGTTGGACACACAAGGTCAGCAACCACAACAGAACCCCAGCGGCCAGCAATGTTGCACAGATGCCCCATTCTTCGTGCCTGCTCAATTCTATCCTCAAGGCTGAACCCTAAGTCCTTGTTGACGTTCTCGCGTATGTCGTCAGCGTTAAAATGCACACACCGAAAGTATTCAGCGAGGAACCGAGCAAAGGTTGTCTTGCCAGAGCCGGGTAAGCCCAT